AAGTACATGCGCACCACAATGGCGAACGGCAGCCAGCAGCCAGCTATCGCGCGAATATCGCGCTCAGCGACCTTGGCAGCTGACCTGGGCTCGTCCTTGAAGGTCATGGCAAACGGTGGTCTAACACACCTGCCAGCCTCGTACTCCTTGAGCACAAGCTCAATGTCGCCTTGCAGGCGAACACAGGGCACCCTGAAACCAGGATCACCCTCAAAGTACTGTGACTTGGCACCAGTATAGCCAAAACCTCCCGAAGTGGTGAAGTTAAGGGCCTCCAACCTAGTCTGGTCCACCCCATTGACGGCCTGGTCAAGTGATAGAACACCCGGACGAATGGCCATGTTGGGCGGCATGCGCCTGAGTATGTGCTCCCAACCAGAGATCAAAAACTCGGCGCGGCTAGCCCAATCAATGGAATGGACAGGCTCTAAGGTCTGCAAAAAGGACACCTCAGGGCTAACCCACTTACCGTCACGCAGGTATCCGTCCATCTTTGGAACAACAGTGTCACTGACTAACTCAGGGCACCTCTCGCGCAAATGAGCGCTGAAAGTAGTCTCCTGAAGCTTAGTCCTAGCCTTTGGCATGACGCGACCCTCCACGGTCCCCATAACCACTCCAGCCAGTTCCAAGCCCTGAGATGAGGCATTGAACAGACTAGCTCGGGGGGCCACGGGACCAAACTTGCCCCAAAACAAAGTAGGTGCAAGAGGGGCCACAGAAGCAAAGTCCAAAGTGGACAGCCGAGCATCAATCTCGGCTGTGTTGACCTGCACAGCATACCCGAATCCCAACGGGTCACCGGCTATGTGCATGCCAACAATGCCAACGTGGGCTCCGGTTCCAACACTCCCTATGAGAACGCTACCACACAAGCCACCACCGTGGTGCTGGTACGACAGCACGTTGAGGTGTTGCTTCATGGGGTTCGCGTCTTTAGGGAGGAGTGTGACAGCATCCACTAGCGCCGCAGGCGCGGTGAACTGTTTCACACAGGCTCCGGTAGCATCCGCAGTGAGGTAAACCAAACGCGGATTTTGAACCGTGCGTGCTATGTCGACTGGCAGCATCTTGTCAACAACACCACGAATGGTTGGCACGGGAGCAACGAACAGGCACAAGTCCTTGCCCTCCACGCGTCGAAAATCGCGAACAGCAAGCTCGAAGGACAAGTCCAAATTGATCCCATCGTTAAACTTCTGGAACAATTTGACCTCCCAAGGGCCTTCACCTGGAAACAGGTGTGCTGGCGCAACAAAGACGTTGCGATCATA